AACGTCCTATTTCATCCATATAACCTTCTAGTGCTTCTGTAATATGTTTGAAGTTTTCTAGTACTTTACCATTACGAGTATACTGTGTTACAGTTCTACTTTCATGGTCTACAACTGTAATACAACGAACACCGTCAAGTTTAGGTTCTAGTAGTTTTTTACCTGTAAGTTTCTTTTCGTGATTAGCACTGTCGTGTGCCAACATACATTCAAAAACTGGCACTTTGTATTTGTCCAGTTTTAATTTCTTAGCAATTTTGTTTACGGTCTTTTCACTTACACCACAACGTAGATCCTTAATTAGAATCCTACGATAAAACATATTCCACTGTTCTTGTGTAGCAACACCCATTGCAAGTTCAATAGCATCCTTGGCTGCGTGTCCTGTAAGTTCTCTCTTGTATAGACTGTCTGCCAATTCCGTAAATGGTTTCCATGCAAGGCCCTGTCCGCCTGCTTCTTTCTTTTCTGGAACCTGCTTGACACCAAACGTGTGCAACTTATCCAAGCACATTGCAACGCCTTCAAAGAACTCATCTAGTCCTTCGTTCATTGCTTCTTCAATAATCTGTTCTTTGGCTAGTCTGCTGTTGTCTGCTTCTAGCCTATTAATAATTTCTTGTGGTTGTGTTCTCATAGTTATATTATATACCCTCCGGAGCCGAAATGTCAAATGCATATTGATCCCAAGGCTCTGTTTTAGTAGCAGCCAATTTGGATACGATTACCTTACACTGTGGAATGATTACTTCTTCCAAACCTTCCTTAATGATGCTAACATCAACTTCGCTGTTTGTATCGGCCCATAGTGTGCCATGCTCAAACCAAATTGGAGGTGGTGTTTTTTGTTTAGATTTAAAATTATCTATGATTGAGTTGATCGCTCTATTTTCTAATCCCATTTTGTAGCCTTTCTGTTTGCCTAATTAATACATATATTATAGCAAATTTAGTTCACTTTGTCAAGACTTTTTATGACATATTTTGGTAATAAAACTTACCAAGTTTGCTGCATTTTTTAACAAAAGAGAATATAATACTAATATGAAAATACTTGTTACCGGAGGATTGGGCCTTATTGGACACAATGTTGTGCAACGCTTGGTTGCAGAACAGCATGAAGTCTTTATAATTGACAATTCAACAAATTATGGAATAGTTCCAATCAGCGAACTGGCACACTTAATGGAACAGAGGCGCAAGAAGATTCCTGGTGTATTTGTATACTCAATGGATGTTGCTGATACTGTTGCAGTTGAAAGAGTTATTGAAACTCTTCGTCCGGAAGCAATCATACATCTAGCGAGTTTTCCAAGACAAAAAGTCGTAAATGCCAATCCTGTTCTGGCTTCCAAGGTAATGAGCGAAGGACTGCTAAACATACTTGAATGCTGTAAGAAGTATGAAGTGAAAAGAATTCTATACACATCAAGCAGTATGGTGTATGGAGACTTTGAAGATTTTGTAACCGAGGATGCAGTATGCAAACCGCAGGGCCAGTATGCAATTATGAAACTTGCTGGTGAATGGTTAATTAGAGACTATACAAGGAAGTATGGTATCGAGCATACTATCATTCGACCAAGTGCGGTATACGGTCCGTTAGATGTGGAGGATAGAGTAATTAGTAAGTTTCTCCTAACAGCAATGCGCGGTGGCACTCTAAAGGTAAATGGTAAGACTGAAACTCTTGACTTTACCTATGTTGATGATGCCGTTGACGGAATAGTCAAGGCCACAATGAGCGATAAGGCTGCCAACCAAACTTATAATATTACTAAGAGCCATTCGGTTACCTTGTATGAAGCGGCACGATATGCGGTAAAACTTGCCGGAAGTGGAAGCATTGAAGTTCGTGATAAGGATGAAGATTTTCCAAGTAGAGGAGCATTGGATATTACAAAGGCAAGAAGAGATATTGGATTTGAGCCCACCATTGATGTGGAAGAAGGGTTTAGAATTTATTATGAATGGCTAAGGAATGATCCATACTGGCAAAAAACTATGCTTGACAAACAGGAAACAATACAATATAATAGCGTTAATAAATTAGAAAAGGAAAAACTATAATGTCATTGATACCCATGGTTGTTGAATCTACTCAAAAAGGCGAAAGAGCCTATGATATCTACAGTAGATTATTAAAAGAAAGAATTATTATGCTAAATGGTCCAATTGAAGATCATATGGCAAACACAATTGTTGCCCAATTGTTGTTTTTGGAAAGTGAAAACCCAAACAAGGATATTGCACTTTTCATAAACAGTCCAGGTGGCGTAGTCACATCGGGTATGAGCATTTATGATACAATGCAGTTTATTAAACCTGATGTTGCTACATATGTCATGGGGCAGGCATGTTCAATGGGATCATTACTTGCTCAGGCTGGCGCATCCGGAAAACGTAATATGCTTCCTAATGCAAGGCACATGATTCATCAACCAAGTGGTGGTGCAGGTGGCCAGGCAACTGATATGCAGATCCAAGTGGAAGAAATTCTAAAGATGAAAAAGAATCTTACAGAAATTTATGTCAAGCACAATAGTAAAGACAAAACATATGATCAATTGGCTGCGGACATGGAACGTGATAAGTTTATGAGCGCGACAGAAGCACTTGAATACGGACTAATTGATAAAATTATAGATAAGAGACCATAATGGAATTACAAAAATTAGGAAAGATAGACAAGCATTGGGGATATGAAATTGTTTGGGCAAACAATGAACATTACTGCGGAAAAATATTGGTCTTTGAAAAAGCAGGATCCAAGACAACTCTTTCACTATCAAAAGAAAGAAAAAGAAGTTGGTTCGTTCAGCACGGAAGATTCAAATTAATCTTCATAGATATATCAACTGGCAAGGGCGGAGAAACAATTATCGAAGAAGGTAAGACTGTTGATATTGCAGAAATGAGTCCGCATTCACTTGAAGCACTAACTCCTAATTCAATGATATTTGAAGTTGGTATGCCCGACGATGTTAAGGATAACTTTAAACTTAGTCCTGACGATGTTCTTCAAAAGTCTGCTGAAGAGCTAAAATAAGATCCTCAATCATTCCATCATCATGGTAAGGCGTTGGAGCAAATCTTAAACGCTCGGTGCCTACAGGAACGGTAGGATAGTTAATTGGTTGAACATAGATGTTGTGTTCATTAAGTAACATGTCACTCATGCTCTTGCACTTCTTGGCATCGCCAACTAGAACGGGAACAATATGAGTGGTGCTGCATTCCATAACTTCTATACCATTCTTCTGCAATCTGTATTTTAGTTTCCTTGCTCTTTCCTGATGCTTTTCTCTTACTTCGTTGTGATCCTTTAGATACTTGATTGCTGCCATTGCACCAGCACAAGTAACAGGACTCATCGAAGTGGTAAAAATAAAGCCGGAAGAGACCGAACGGATGGCATCTATAACTTCAGCGTCTGCCGCAACATAGCCTCCCTGCGTGCCAAATGCTTTTCCAAGGGTTCCGTTGATTATATCAACTCGGGATTGTAGCCCTAATTGCTCCGTCCAGCCTCCACCGTGATCACCGTAGAGTCCTACTGCGTGAACCTCGTCAATATATGTTATTGCACGATACTTGTCAGCAATGTCACATATTTCCTTCATGGGCGATATGTCACCGTCCATTGAATAAACTGATTCAAAAACTATGCAGGGTGTCTGTCCCGCAAGGACCGCACTCGCACATAGTTCGTCCAACTGATCCAAATCATTGTGCTGCCATATGACCTTGGGAGCACCACTGTGCCTTATTCCCTCAATCATTGAAGCATGATTGTTGCTGTCACTAATGTATACAATATTAGGTATAATTTTAGCAAGAGCAATAAGAGTCCATTCATTTGCCACGTAGGCTGATGTAAACAATAATGCCCTTGCCTTGTTGTGCAGTGTCGCAATCTCGTGTTCGAGAGCAACGTGATAGTGTGATGTTCCACCAATGTTGCGTGTTCCGCCACTACCACTACCAGTCTGATCCAATGCGGTATGCATGGCATCAATCACGACCTTGTGCTGTCCCATGCCCAAGTAATCATTGGAGCACCAATTCACAATCTTTTTAATATTATACGGACCATACCATATAGCACTGGGAAAGTCTCCGCGCTCGCGAATTATGTCATTAAAGACTCTATACTTGCCGCTATCCTTTAGACTTTTTAGCAGTTCGTTTATGGGTTTTTTGTCTATCATTTTCGTCTCTGCAAATGTATGTGGGCTGTCCAAATGCGTTATTAAATGTGTAAATCCCCAGTCGTGCCAGTTCTTGCTCGCACTCTCCCAGTTCTTTCCACCACTTTCTTATTGCTTTGAACATGTGTGTATTTAACTAAATACTACTGGAGAACAAAAATATGCGAGTTAGTGAAATTATCCGTAATATCCTTGACTTAATTGATCAAGCAGACGGCGAAGAAATTGTAAATGATGTTGATCCTCAACCAGAAGGCTATGAGGACAATGACATCAAGAGGTTCCGTCAGATAGTTGATGTGGCTGATACTGACGAAACTACAGGCTATGCTAACACGCCCAATGAAAAGGTAGCCAGCATTGACGCAGTAACAACTGATGCAGGTGCTGATACGTGGCAGGGGACTAAAGAACCTGAAGACATTCGCGGAACAACAACTAGAATACACGGAGATAACTAATGGCAATCGTAAGAAACATAAACCCAAATAGACCGCAAAGAGGCAAAAGGTCTGTAAAACTAACAGGAGAAGCGTCTCCGCAAGAAATACCGCTAATTGCTGGCACGGTGACATTGATTGCCAACGGCTCAGGAACAACCTTTACATTGCCTAATGGTCAAGAAGGACAGATGATGACCTTTGTGGCAAGTTCAGATGGCGCAGGTAACATAAACGATATTAGAGTGAGCTGTAGAGTAAGATCCGCATTTGACAGCGGCAGCCCAAGCAAAAGAATCACAGGCGTTGGCGGCATCGACGGCATCGCCCAATGGGCACCATTCAATGCTACACAAGAACATTCAATGGCCTGGGCAGTATTCACAGATGGCGAATGGTGTTGGAGTCAAGGAACAGACGAAACTCCAGCACCATAGTATCATAAGGAATAGACAATGGCAGACATAACCGTCAAAGTTAAAGGACTCACAGGAACACTATTTGACATAACCATTGACAATGGATTAACCTGGAGTGATCTGCGCACGGCAGTGGTAGCAGTTGAGGGTGGAAACATTACCACCAGCATGCACGGACAGCAGTCCTTGGTAAGAGATCTAAGCATCAACAGCAGCGGAGGCAGCACAACTACATTTGCCGCAAACGGAATCGTAACGGGCGATGAAATTATCTGCCGTCCAAGAAGAAACGCCAACAAGGAAACACTGGCTGATCAAAAGAATTATATTGCAGAAGCAAAGCGCCAAGGATTGGCTGCAGGTGATACAGCAGCGACCTATTATAGAAATGCCAACGTGTATGACAAGACGCTAGTCCCCAATCCATATGAAGGCAATGACTACAATGTGGATGATGATGAGAACACAGGAGCATTGGTTCCCAAGCGTCCCTGGGATGTTGGATCCATTGCAGCACCACTATCCATTGAGGATGCAGTCCAGGGTGAATCCATTGCTGACCTACAGATTTGGTATGATGCCGCAGACACGGCAACCATTAAACCTAACGCTATGGACGAAGGACAGATCACACAATGGACTGACAAATCCAGATTTGCTCACAATGCCAATCCAGATGGCGGTAGTGCCAAACCCACATACGAAGATACAGACACATCTAACACAAATGGATATGGTTATATTGAGTTTGACGGAGTGGATGATAGACTCACTATCAATCCGTTCACACAACTTGCGGGTGCCACAGGATGGACCATGTTTGTGGTTGCACAAAAGACAGATGGTGCTGAACTAACTGGAGTGCTCACAAGAACAGACTATGGCGACCTACGCATTGAACTTGCCGCAACAGGCAGTGGCGTAACGGTTACAACCGCAGGCCAAACAGAAGTTTATGCAAGCCAAAGTGACACCAACTGGAATGC